CCATTACTTATTAAATTAGGTATTTTAAAGAGTCCTTTAGAATTACAGCAAGAGCAAAGCCAAAAAGAAAATATTGATAGCTATGTTAATAGTTCTTTGAAAATACAAACGCCAACTAAATCAAAAGGCGAATGGCAAATTATTGCAGATCAAATATATAATGATCTAAAATTTAGTGGAATTGCTGACAATAAAAGTGATGCTGGTTCTCAAGTAGCAAGAGTTCAAAATGATGCAGATGTCGCATTATTAATACAAATTTTTGGAATGAGGCAAGAAAGTTTTTTTGGAATCAATACTGGTGGATTGCAAAATTTACCACAATTTATTATTGGTAATTTAAGCAAAAGTGATATAGCTAAGATTAACGATAATTATGCTAGAAAAAAAATAAAATTTAGGTTTTAACTAAAAAAAGAATTATGAAAAATAAAAGTACAATGTTATTAGTAGGTATTGGAATAGCTTATTTATTATACCGATTATATGCAAAAAAATCAATGGCACCAGTTAATACTGCAAGTGCTAAACCAAATATATTAGATACAAACGATCATAATGTTGTAACTGCTCAATTACCTAATCAATTTTTAGTAGATTCTATTAATACGGCTGAACTTGTTGATATGCCATCAATTTATCAAACTTATTATGGAAATACTAATGTAAGAATAAATGGTGCTATGTCAAAAGTACCTTCTACTTGCTAACATTTTTAACCTTTAAAAAATATTAATATGAGTAATTTTACTTTAAAAGCTGGATATATTGAATATGATGTAAACTTTATTACTTATGATGTAAACGGATTTGTAACAACTAATTGTAATAGTATTACTTTTATTAATTACGGATCTAATCAAGTAACTATTGAAAGCGTTGTATTGCAACAAAATCAAAGTTTAGCAATAGATGGAAATGCTGGCGAAATAATGCACAAACAATTTTTAGCAACCTTTAGTGGTGCTGGTACTAATAACTTAGTAACAATAAAGAAAAATTATTTATAATATGAGTATGATAGGCGTAGATTATGGAGTACTGAATCAAAAAGGCAGTCCGTCTTGGTTTAGTGATATATATGCCAATATACCTACGGCTGGTTATAAAGGTCGTATGTTTATATCTATTGATACATACGCATTTTATAGAGATACTGGTACGGGCTGGGATTTAATTGGTGGCCCTGGTACTGGAACTTTAACTGGTAGTGGTGTAAGCGGGCAAGTATCTTTTTTTAATGGTACCCAAACAATTACTGGAAACAATAACTTATTTTGGGATAATACTAATAACAGATTAGGAATTAATACAGCAACGCCAGGACAAGCCTTAGATATACATTCAACTGCAAATACTTTAGTACAATTAAATAATACGACTACTGGAGATAGTGTTATTGCTTTTCAAAATCAAAATGTAACTAAGTGGAAAATTGGAAATGTTTACAATGCTGGTGCTAATAGTTTTAGTATAACTAATCCAATTTTGTCAAGTACGCCATTTACAATTAGTAGTGGTGATGCAATTACTTTAAATTCAAATGTTACTACGACTGGTGCACAATTTGTTCAAAATGGGTTATATTTAACAAATGCAAATGCTGGTGCTTTAGCATTTTACACAAATATTTGGGGGAGGAATGATGGAATAAATTTTGCTTTAAGAAATTTAACTGGAGGTGCAGGTTTTATTTTTCAAAGTGCAGCTAGTTATGATTATACTTTTCCAGCAAGTGCTGGTACTTTAGCACTAACAAGCAATTTAAGTAGTTATCTTCCTTTAACTGGTGGAACTTTAACTGGTGCATTAGTTATTAACCCAACTAATACTCTTACTATTGGTTTAGATGTAGCTAGTAATACAACAAGATTTAGAAGTGATAATTTAGAGGGTAATAAAAGGCAATTAGAAATTGTAATGGGTAGTGGTACTTTAGTACAATTAACTGCAAAAGGTTATCTTGCTAATTATGGTACCGATATGGCTTTTTATACTGCCACTACTGGTGGAACAAATGCTAGTCCAGGAATATATATAACTGGTACTAATAATAGAGTAGGTATTAAAACTGGAACGCCTAGTTATGATTTAGATGTAACTGGAACTTTTGGTACAAGTGGCTCGGCTACTTTTGGTAGTGATGTATTTACATATAATAATGGAGGTATTTTTTTTAGTGGTGGTGGTACTTATACAAGTGGAATATTACAAAACGCAAATGGATTAGCTTTACAATCAGGAACAGCAGTTAGAATGGTTATAGGCTCAACAGGTAATGTAGGTATTGGTACATCTTCACCAAATTCATTATTAACTGTTAGAGGAACTCCTAATACTGATTATGGTTCTATTAATGCTTTTGATACTAGAACGGCAGCCATAAATCAAGGGCCATCTATTGCTTTTGGAGGATTTGTTACAGGAACTTCATCAGGTGCTACATTTGGTTTAATTGGAGCAAAAAAAGAAAATGCTACTGCTGGTGATGAAGCAGGTTACATAACTTTTAATCCGAATAATGGTGGTGGAGTTTATACTGAAAGAATGCGTATTAGCTCTGCTGGAGTAGTTACAATAACCAATTTAGGAACAGGAACAGTAACTTCAACAAGTGGTGTATTATCTGTTGTTTCAGATATGAATTTAAAAATTGAAGATGGATATATAGAAAACGCATTAGAAAAGGTAATAAATTTAAAGCCAAGATATTTCTTATGGAAAGATGAAAGTGGCTTACCTACTAATTTAAGACAATTAGGATTTTATGCTCAAGAAGTTAATGCAGCATTAGGAGAAGAAGTAGCAAATACACCAAGTGAAAATAATAATTGGGGAATTCATGATAGAGGTATAATAGCAATGTTAACAAAAGCAATACAAGAATTAAACGAAAAATTAGTAAAAAATAATATAAATTAATATGAAACAAATATTACCAGTATCAATATGGTACAACGGACAAATGGTATCGGCCACTTTATTTAATATGGTATGTACAAATGATAATTTAATAGATAGTGCTACTTTTTATTATCAATTATATGTAAATGTAAATTTTCAAGTAGCTGACGGAGTATTATCAATGAGTGGTGCAGATTATATTGCCTATTCAACCAGCACTACTGCAAATGATTATGCTTACCAATGGGGTGCAACACAATTAAATCTTACCTTAGTTTAATCAAATACAATATATATGGAAAACCAAAAAGCCCTAGAATTAATTAAAGCCTTAATTGATGAATCAATTAAAAAAGGTGTATTACTAAACATTGATACGGCAGTACAAGTCGCAGAAGCGTTTAATACAATCGTTAAGGCAATTCAAAACAATGCTTCCAATGAGGCACAAATTGATTAAGATGACTGATAAAAATGGTATAAGTGGTGCTATTGCTAGTGTAGGTACTTACATATTAAGTATTAACCAAATTAACGCCTATATGTCGTTATTTTTGGGCTTACTCTCTGGTATTAGTTCCATTTATACCATTTTACATATTTACAAAATAAACAAAAAGAAAAATGAAAAATCCTAAAACAACTATATTCGGTTTACTTGCTGCTATAAGTGGCTACTTTGCAACTGCTGGTACTGGTAAAGTACAAGTTATTGCTCAAGCAATAGCTGGCATATCTACATTTTTATTGGGTGGCGTAGCAGCTGATTCTAAAAAAGATAATTAATTGACTATATGGCTAGTAAGAAAAAAGTATTAGCTACTTTAGTTATAACTACAATAGTATTATATATGTTACGAAAACGCATAGCTACGGTTTTAAATAATACGCCTTTTGCTTTAGTTAGCGATAAGCTATTTAATGTAATATCAAGTTTAGAGGGATTTATAGCAATACCTATTTGGGACTATATGCAATATTCAGTTGGTTATGGATCTGGTTATAATTGGGATTTAAAAAGACCGGTTATAAAAACTGATGTAATTGATAAAGAAACGGCTAAAAAGTGGCTTTTATTAGAAGCCCAAGACAAATATGACTTTGTTATGAGTAAGGTTAGGGTACCAGTTACCGATAACCAGTTATTAGCTATGGCTAGTTTTACCTATAATGAAGGGGAAAATGCTTTTGCTAATAGTACATTACTTAGATTGCTTAATGAGGGGGTTAGTAAGGACAAAGTAGCCCTACAATTTGATAGGTGGGTATATGCTGGGGGAAAGGTTAGTAGTGGCTTAAAAAAGCGTAGAATGGCTGAAAAACGACTATTTTTATCATAGGTTGGGGTTTTTGCATAGTATAAAGGTAAAGGGGTATTTCTATACCCCTTTTTTAATGTATATACGTTCTACATATAATCTAGTATCCTTTTCGTACAAGTTAAAATACTCGGCATTTAGGGATTTAGCAAAAGTTATAAAATTATTAATACTAGAAATATTATGATATTTACGAACTGGCTGGATATTATCCTTGAAAAAAACAATAGCACTATACAACTTTTTAGCCATTTTAAAGGGGTTTATCGTTTATAGCGAAGTATCTAACATTATCTTGGGTAACTGCTCTAATTTTGCGTTTAACTACCAGCGGTGCAACTGCTCGTAATATAGTAAATCTTTGCCATTTAGTAATCTCTTGCAAATCCTTTAAACTTACTACTTTGCGTTCTAATATAATAAAATATATTTTTGTTTTATTTGTCATAGTGGTATATTTGTGATGAAAAGTGTTAGAGTAGGCAATCATTGTCTATTTTATAGTCAGCGAGAAGTCAGCCTAAAAACTGGCTTCTCGTTTTTTTATGACTACAAACTAACCATTAGTATTTTTTTATTTTTGAGTTATTAATTATATGCTCTATAAAAGCTATTAACATTATCCATAAAGTACATACAATAGCCATAGGAAGTATAAAAAATATCAAATAAAGTCTTTTTAGAATTGTCATATATCCCTATTTATTAGTTTATAAAATAATTTTTTAGCTAGTTCCCAAATTAGTATTGTTATAATTATCTTCATAATATCTTATAATTGTTTTTACTATCTTTTACAATATAGTTTTTACTTATCCATAATTTAATTAAGTTTTTAGCAAAGGCTTTACTGGTAGCAGTCCTTTCAATAATTTCGCTGGATATATCATTGTAAGGCATTGGCATAGTAACTATTTGATGTAACAAGCGTTTACTTTCAATTTCATCAATATCCGTAGCTTTTTTACCAGTATTTTTTTGCTTTTCAGTTTCTATCTGCTGGAATATCCCATTAAAATTCATTAATGTAATTGGTTCAAAATCCGAATCACTACGCATAAACCTACTAGATAGTACATAAGTATTTTTATCTTTATCTTTTGTAATATCTAAAGTAGATTGAGCAAAACGATCGCTGGCACTACCAATATGTCCAGTAGTGGCTAAATTGCTTTTTGACTGATGCAAAACTGATATTAATAAAATATTAAATTGCTTTGTTATCTTTTTTAACCAGCTAGTCAATAAACTACTTTCTTTTTCATCATTGTAATTAACTAGCAAATCTAAAAGTCCGTCAACAATCAATATAGAGCAATCTAGGTTTAATTCTAAATAGCGTTCTATCATTTGTTTAATGGCGTTGCTGGAATCCTCACGTACTTGGAAAGCGTCAAAATAAGGTGGCAGATCGTTAATCTCAGCAAATCCTTTAATTTTTTTAATAGTCCTATAAAAGTCGTAATCGCTACTTTCAGTATCAATTAAACATACTTTAGCCCTACTGGGGGGAGTATGCAATTTCATTGTGAAAATATCATAGGTATTAAATACGCTACTTATCATAGCACAAATAAAGGTTGATTTACCAGCTTTTGTTACGGCAACCCAGAAAATATACAAAAGTTTTGGAGTGATCCTATATGTTTACCTTGAATAGTAAATATAATATTTTCCTTGCTTGGTATATATGCTGGGTTGTATTTGCGTTTTTTTAGTAATTCATCAATGTTTATCTTATAGTCAGTATTTTCCACATTTAAAAATTTTCAAGTAAAGCACAAACTAAAAAAGCAATTAATACAAAAAGTACTGCATTTCCATTAATGGTTGTAAATAACCATTTCATCATTTTTATCATTTGTTAAGGTTTTAGTTTTTTCTTCAATAAGATTTAAAAAGTCAATAGCATCATCAATAGCAATATCCATAATAAATAAATTTATTGCTCTATATTCTTTTTTACTATCGTCTTGATTATATTCTTCTTGATTCATAATTGCTATTTCATTTTCATTACTATCAATTTTATAACTTTTATATAATTCAAGAGCAAAATGCTCTAATTTAGATAGTCCAGGAATAGGCACTACTAAGCGTTTAAAATTGTCTTGTAATGGTACTACTGGATAAGCTGGCTGAGTTAAATTATTCATTTGTATTAAGTTTTAATGGTTCTGCTTCATAAATTTTGTAATCTGGTTGCGTAGGTTTCATCTTAAATTCATTTTTCCACATTGTATATAGTTTTCCTTCAATAGTAAAACTGATATAGGTTTTACTATTTTTTGTGGATTTGTCCCAAGCACCGATACTTTGTTTTTTTTCAGTTTCGTTTTGCATTTTTTTAAATTTTGAGTTTTTGCTAATAATAAAAAGTAGTTCATAATTTATTGTGTTAAAAAGTCTATATGGCATTTTGCACTGGTTAAAGTACTATGCTCGGACATATCCATTTGAACAATATAAATTTTTGGAGTTAAGTGATCGTATAAGGTTTCAAAAATAATATAACCTAAATAATATATTTTTTTCATTTTATAAATTTTTTAAGTGTTGATTAAGTGAGGATATATCTTTTTCGTATTGATCTATGCTATCTTCTAAAATATTGATTATTTCACTAGGCAGATGAAATGGTAGCATATCATTTGTAATATGTATCATTTTAATTTCTGCTGATTCATTAGCAGTAAATAAAATAGAAACATCTCGGTACTGGTTTAATTGATAAATTTCAACCAGCTTTTCTTTTTTTCGTACAATTTTTTGAATTTCAAGCAATACGGCGTTGGTATTACTCAATGAGTGGTAATTAATCATTTTTTTAAATTTTATAGTCAGTAAAATAGAATAACGATATAAAATAAAGGATATTATATCAAACTACCAAAATATTTAATATAATATCTATTTTTAAAGGTCAAAAGTGTTAAAATAATAGTGTTTTAGGGGTATTTCTGTTTTATTAGATTTCTTGTTGCGAGCTTATGCTCGGCAAAAGCAAATCTAATAAAAATAAAACAAGAAAAAGACATTTACCCGATTTTTTTTTCCACAAGCCTAAAAATTTAACATTTCTAGGCATTTTTTACTCAATTTTGAGTAGTTTATAAACAAAAACAATAAAATTTTGTTATTTTAAATTATTGCCTTAATTTTATGGTAATTAGATTTTTATGACTAAAAAGAATTGGTGGTTACTTCCAGCAACAATTATTGGGTATTTAGTTTATAAAAAATATGTATTAGCAAAAAGCACTTCAGTTTTTTTTAAGTCTATTGATTTTAGTAGTATGAGTTTATTATATCCTACTATTAATATTATAGTACAAGTTAATAACCCTACTGATATTACGGCAACTATTCAAAATATTAAAGGAGATCTATATTTAAACAATGTATATGTAGGTAATGTAATAGGTATAACGCCTACAATTTTACAAACTGGTAGCTCTACTTTAAGAATACCAGTAACTTTATCATATACTGGTGTTGCATCTTTAATAAAAGGATTTAGTACTGGTGGAATAAAATTAAAATTTAATGGTAGTATATTAGTAGATTTTATTACTTTACCTTTAGATTTTGAGTATAATATATGATTAGTAAAAATATGGTGCTACAAAAACTAGCACCTTTTAATAATTTTAAAAAAGTATTAATAGAGGATCAAAATACTGGTGATATTATACAAGGCATTTTAGATAATCATAATAACTACGAAAAAGAGTATGATAAGATTAGCGAAATGTTTATTGATGATAATGAAGTAGAAACGGCAAAAAATGTTTTTGAATTTTTAAAACAGAATGTACCTTATTATGTTGAGCCTATTGAAAAACAAACTTTAAGAAGTCCTAGTGCTATTATAAGTATAAAAGAGGGTGCAGACTGCAAAAGTTACGCTAGCTTTATTAACGGCATTATGAGTTCTTTAAATAGAAAAGGAATATTTAAAGTACCACTAGCTTACCGATTTGCTAGTTATAGATATGATACAAGAGAACCCCAGCACGTTTTTAGTGTATTATATCCTTCTACTAAAAATGAGGTTTGGGTAGATCCAGTATTAAACAAATTTGATCAAAGAAAGGAACCAGTATTTATAAAAGATAAAAAAATTAAAATGGCACTAATAGCTATGTCTGGAACGGCAAATCAATCAACGGCAACTTTACAAGATATGCAAAATTACCGCGATAAATTAGTAGGTTTAAAAAATAAATATTTGAATAGTGGTGTAATTACGCCAGGTAGTCAAGAGGAAAATCAATATATTATGGCAATAGATAAAGTAACAAAATGTATTCAAATGGCAAGTATTAACGGAGTTCCAAATATTAGTGGAATGTTTGACGGAGAAAGTAGTAGTAGTGGTGGTATTGATTGGAATAATATATTTGGAAAACTAATTGATACTGGTGCAAATTTAATAAATCGTAATCAGTCTAGTAGTGGTGGTGGTTTTATTCCACCAATTCCAAAAGATGAAACTAAAGGAATTAACACTAATACATTGTTATTAATAGGTGCTGGTGGTTTAGTATTATATTTAATACTTAGAAAAAAATAATGGCATATTATACTAATTATATAGGTTATAAACAAATAGGTTTTGGTGAAGCCACATTGGCAACTGGTGGTGCTGCTTTTCCAATCACGGCAGTGATAGATGGTGCAATAGCATTATTGCCTATATTAATACCTTGGATTGGTAATGCATTTAAACACCCAGCAAGAGACGCAAATAAATTAATAGATGGAATTAAAACACAATTAATTAATAGTGATCCAAGACAAAGATTAGCATTAGTATTAGCTACTGCAAATAGAATTAGTCCAGCTGCTAGAGATGTATCTGCTGAAAAACTTTTTTTGTGGTATAAAAATACATATAATCAAGATTATAAGACTTTATCATTAGAAGATAAAGAATATTATAATAAGTTTTTACAAAATGCAATACAAACGCAAGCAGACGGAAACAATTTTTGGGCAAATTCTCGTAGAGCAATGTTTACAAATTCGGAATTAAATTATAATGCAAATCCAGTACAAACAATTACTAATACTGCAAGTAACATAATTACTAATTTAACACAAAGTCCAAGTAGTTTAATTTTATATACTGGTATTGGACTAGGTTTATATTTAATATTAAAAAATAAATAATGAAAAAGGGAAATTTAATTTTTATTGTAGGTGGTTTAGGTTTACTTTATTACTATTATATGCGTAATAAAAAAACTGCAATTTTACCACCAGCAACAATAATAAAGCCAAGCACTACAAATATAGCTAAGCCTACTTATCCAGAGGGGTTATTTGAATTAGATGTAGTGGCAAATGGAGTAGAAACTGCTCAATTATATCAAGGTCAATTAAGACCTTTAACGGCTGCTTATGTAGATCGTTATTTACCTAATAGCTGGGCAACTACTAAAATAATACCAGATATCGTATATAGAAGTATCCCTAGAGGTGCAGTTTTAGATATTTAAAATTAAACAAATGACACAAGCACAAAAAACTGCGAAAGCAAAATTTAAGCAAGCTATTGCTTATAGACAAAAGACTGGCGTTTCACTTAAAGAAGCGTTTGCACATATTTACGGAAAAAAGAAAGTAGGTGCAGTTAAGAAAAAATCGGCACCTAAAAAGAAAGCTGCTAAAAAAGTAGTTAAAAAGAAATATGGGTTAAACACTAAATTAGATAAGTTATATAGTGCAAAAAAACCAGGAAAGCGTGTAAGTAAAAGTGGTAAAACATATTACGAAAATAGAGAAAATCGTAGCGACAAAGGTAAAATGTATGGAGTAGTAAAAGCAAAACCTACAATTATATCTTTAGCTAAAAAAATTGCAAGACAAACTGATTTAAATGAACATAATTTAGCAATATTATCATTAGCAAAATTTTTGAAAGCAAAAAAAGCAATAGAATTAATGAATAATGTAATTAAAATGCACGATAATTTTGGATATATGCCAAAAAATTTAATTGACATTAGAGATGAAATTTATGATACATTAATGATGTTATTAAAATCAAAATACGGAGATATAGATTATAAAACAATACAAAATTCTTTTTAAATAAAAATTTTCTCATAAACAATAATTAAAAATCAAACAAAATGGCAAGAAGAAAAAGATCAACTAAAAAAAGTAGCTACCGCAGACGCAGAATGTCTGGTGTAGGTGCTATGGGTAGTCAAATTACTGGTGCATTATATACAATCGCTGGTGCCGTTGCTGCTGGGGCAGTAACAAAATTTTTACCCGCAACTATGAACGATAAGCTAAAAGCAGCAGTTCCAGTAGTAGTAGGTATTATGTTACCTAAATATTTAAAAGGCAATATCGGTCAAGGAATTGGTGCTGGTATGGTTGCAACTGGTGGGCTTAAATTAGTACAATCATTTGGAATCCTTAATGGAATCGGTGGTGGTTATGCTGGTTATCAAGTACCGCAAGTATCTGGATCATATAATAATGCTGGTTTAGTAGATACTAGCTATATGACACCTTCTATTGCTGGTATGGACGAGGCGAATTGTTAATCTAACACATTTCACCTTTAATATAAATTTAATAAAAAATAAAAATTAAAAAACAATGGCAACTCAAATGGGACAAAGAATGGTCTTTGAAAATGCAAAAGCATTAGTAAGAGGTCTAGGATATAGCGTAGATCAAGCAGTTCTTACGCAATCATATTTACGCAGTGAGGTAGCTTTATCTACTTCTATTGCAAACTATCATTTACCAGTATTAGTTAATGATACGCAAAATGGTGCCGTTCGCGTAAACGAACGTCGTCTAAATTTACAAGATATATTTGTGGCAAGTGAAATATCGGTATTAATTGGTGTTGGTTCTGCAACAAGCACAAAAGCACCATTATATACTTACCCTAATGGTGTAATATTTACAAGTGCAACTGATGATGATTTATTGTCTATTTACAATGGTTCATTGAATTTAACAATTAACAATCAACAAGTATTACCAGCTTGGGACGTATATCGTCATTACTATGTGCCACAAACACAAGGTGGTGTTGGTATTACTGCACAAACTATTTTCCCAGTAGACCAAAACGATGGTAGCGATAATGGATTTTATCCAGTAGAGCCAGGAATCGTATTCAATGGTGCTGCAAACATCAATTTCCAATTAACGGCAAATGGTGCACCAGCAACAATTTTAGCTAATAGTTTTATCTGCGTAATTCAACGAGGCATTTTATTACAGAACGTCACAACGGTTAAGTAATTGATTATCAACTACTTGTAGTAAAAATATACTTTGGCGAAGTTAAACGCTACTGCCAGCGGTCAGTAACTACCGCTATTTTTTAAATTATTAAAAATAAAGATATGCGTATTAAAAGATACCAAGCAGTTGAGATTAATGTGCCAAGTGGAAGTACACTAACTTTCTTTTCGTTCACTGATCAACCACAGCTAAGGAATGCTAAAATACAAGGTATTCAAGTATATACGCCTACTGCAATTACAAAAACGCCTTTAAGTGGTGCTACCCCAGTTACATTAGCAGACTTAAAGCAATCGTTTTTAACATTGTATCAAGGCGACTTACAAATTATATATAGATTACCATTGTTAGCATTCAACAATATACAAGATTTAACAAGTCCAAGTGTTTGGGAATTACCAGAAATGAACGATATAGATATTAGTTGGACTAAAAGTAGTGTTACAACGGCAGCGGCATTAGCAACTACTGGTGTAACATATAGTTTCGGAATTTATTATTATTTATAATATAGTTTTATTATGGCAGTTCAAAAAGCAATGACTACTGGAACTAACGGAGTTATGGACTGGTTTGACAGAAATGCAACCAGTCCGTATTACTCGGTTTGTGAAATAATTAGTCCTACAAAAAAAGAGTTACTTTTTTCTTGTAATGAAGATAGCGTAGATAACGCTAGGCGAATATTAGAAGAAAATATATCTGCGTTTGAGCAAAACGGAGTTAATACTTTATATGCTTTAATCTTGCACCCTAAAAAAGACAAGACTGGATATATTACTATGAATACGCCAAGCCACGCTATGCTAAAATTTAGACCAGCAGAATTAGAGCAACCAATCTACGGAGTAGGTGCCTATACTGGTGGTGGAAGCAATCGTTATGAAATGGAAAAAATAATGGAAAAGCTAAATTTATTGGAAAATAAACTAGCAATGGCAGAAGAAGAAGAAGATATTGTAGATACGCCAGTAAATCCATTAAACGCAATGCTTCATAATATGGCTGCAAATCCGCAAGTACAAGAGGCTTTAATTAGTGGTTTATTAGGTGTAGTAGGTGGTTTTTTAAATAATGGTAAACAAATGCAAGGCGTAGCTGGTATTAATGTAACTGCTGAAATTACAGAAGAATCATTGCAAATACTAGATAGCTTAATGAAAAAAGGTGTTAGTTTAGATCATCTAAGAAAATTAGATGCTATGCCTAATACTAAATTACAAAGTTTATTAATAATGTTATAATGGCAATAGATAAGCAAACACAAAAACTTTTATTATATGCTGCAATCGGTGGCGGTGCGTATTTTTTAATATTACGCCCATTACTTATTAAATTAGGTATTTTAAAGAGTCCTTTAGAATTACAGCAAGAGCAAAGCCAAAAAGAAAATATTGATAGCTATGTTAATAGTTCTTTGAAAATACAAACGCCAACTAAATCA